CAAAAACTTTTGAAAGTTTCTATAGTAATTCTAATGATTATGATATATGGGGAGAATTAAATAATGATAAATCACCATTAAGAAAAAAGATTAATGTTGTTTTACCAGAGTTAATTGTTAATCATCCGAGATCAAATGAAACCAATATATCTCAATTAAAAAAGAAAATTGAAAATCGAGTTAGAAAAGATAGAGATTTTTTAAGTTCAGAAAATAAAATAAGAGAATTTATTAGTACTTTAGATTTCAATACGAATAAACCTAAGACAATACCTAATGAATTATCAACTGGCGAATTTAAAGAATTAAGAAAATTTGCAGAAGATAGTGGGATGACACCTAGTGAATATGCCGCAACTAATCCTGATGAACTATGGGCAGAAACTGTAATGTATGCTGCTCATAATCTTAATAGCATTTCTAGAGAATTAAAGACTCTTCTAATCAATATGCTTTCTTAATTGAAAAAATATATAAATAACTCTTGTATAATAGGAGTTATGTATGGCAGGAGCCCCAGACCCAATGCGTTGGAAACGTTATTGGGGACAAAATAGCGGAGACTATGATAATAATAGGGAAATTCAAACCTATGATAATATGATGGCTGAATGGTCAGGCATTGTTGGGATTCCTATTATATATTATACTATACATGTTGACGACTATAAAGATGGAATAGATCCAGTTTATGGTGAAAATTCAAATCCTATTTGGGATAGATCATTTGAATTGACAGCAATAACTCCAGAATGGACCCAAGAAGCACAAAATTTCACTCCATTTGGATTAGAAAATATTGATGAATTGCAATTATATATTCATAGATCTACATATGATCGTCTTATAGGGTGGAGATCAGGTGAAACTCCTGTTCAATCTCCAAATATAACTCCTAGACCAAATAGAAGAGGTGGTTACGGCCCTATAGCAAAAGATGTTATTTTAACACAACATAATGGCCTATATTATGAAGTCGTTACTGGAGGATTGCATTTCTTAGAATCAAATGCACAACATTTTGGTCATAAATTTTGGTATAAATTGACTCTTAAAAGCAGAGAATCTTCTGCACCTATTATTGGTAGAGGTGAACAATTTGGACCAAGACAATCAAAACAATCTCTTGAAGAATATGCTATTAGTAAAGGATTACCAGAAGATTACTATACAGGAAATAGTCAATTTGTTATTCCTACTCCAGATTGTGATGATTTAAGAAGTCCATTTGATCCTAATTTAAATATGCCAATTTCTGGGGCTCCTAGAGATGATTGTGGACGAGTTCAATATACTACTACTGGTGGTGGACCTGGACCAGTAGATTTAGATGATTATAATGATGATACAGTACCAGACGATTATTATCTAGAAGATGGAAGAGTTGCAAGTAAATATAAAGTTGATGGTCCTAAACCATTTAGTGGTAAAGGTGATAATCAAGAGGTTCAAGATGTTGCAAATAAAGTAGTCAATCCTCAAACAAATCTTAATGTATATGAAAACTTACCATCAGGAAGAATTGGTATATTGAATGATCAAGGTATACCAATTTACCAAGATAATGGAGAAATTATACCAACAAATTCTGAAGACTATAGAAATTTTGTAGGTTTTGGTAAATATGGACCTACAGGAAGAATTCTTAGAAATAATAGAGATTTGTGGGGAGACTGGTAAAATACATATAAATAATTTAATAAACCTGACTTAGGAGGATATATTATGTCAGATAAAGATTTAGAATATAATGCAGGGCAATTTGGAATTAAAATAAAAAAATTATTTGAGAATTTCGATCCTGAAGAAGATAATGAAATGGAAAATGAACTAAATGATGAGAGTCCTTTAGATGATGACCATGTTGATAGTGCTGAAGATTCTGGAGTTAGCGAAGAAACTGAAGAACAAGAACATGAAAATATTGAAAAGTTAAAAGATGTTGCCGAAGATATTCAAGATGCAGTTTCAAAAATCAAAACTGCTGAAGATTTAGAAGATGATGGAGTTATTGATTACGATCAACATCAAGAAATGGAAGCTGGCGCGGCCTCTGATTTAGAAGCAGCAGCAGAAGATTTAGCTTCAGCTACCGAAGATTATCAGGAAACTGAAGAAAAAGAAAATGAAGAAATGGATTCAGTTGAAAATGATGAAACAGAAGAAAATCCTGAAGAAGATGATTCAGAATTGGATGAACAAATCACTGGAGTTAAACGTCCAGAAGGTCCTAAGTTAGGTGCTCCACAAGGTCCTAAACTTGGACAAAATAAATCAAAGTTTGGTGAACCAACAAAATCTGAAGTAGAAATAAAGAAAAAAGATATTGCTAATAAACCTCATAGTTCACTTTTTGAAGATGTAGATATTCCTGCATTCAAAGATTACTTAAAGTAATATTTAAGGAATATAATGAAATCATATTTTTATCCAAAATCATTATATACTTCAATAGTAGCATTTGCAGATCAATTCAATGATATGACCACCCGTGTATATGACAAGGATGGTCGTATTGTTGGAGTAAAACCTGTAGTTATGACTTTATCACCTAAAGAGAAAATTGCATCAATACTTACAAGAACTGATATTAATGATGTCGATCCTCAAGTAGATAATTATCTACCTCGTATTTCAGTAAATAAAACTGGAATAACCTGGGATCCTAATAGGATGAGAGGAAAATATGAATCAAGACTTTTAAATATTGAATATTTTGATTATGAAAGTAGTGATACTCCAACAAAGAGAGAAATGCAAGTAGATTTAAAACCTATACCATATAATCTATCTTTTGAAGTTATAATTTGGACAAAATATGAAACTGATATGCAACAGATATTAGAAAATATTCTTCCTTGGTTTGCTCCTGAAGATCATTTATCTATAAAAGAACGTAACTTTGGAATAGAAAGAAAATCTAAAGTTACACTTGATAACGTTTCGATTAATAACCAATATGAATTGGGAGAACAAGATAGACGTGTTCTTCAAACGAGTTTATCATTTACAATGGAAACTGTTGTATATAAACCATTAGAAATAAAACCTGAAATTCTTTGCTCTATAATTTCAATTTCTGAAGTGCCATGTAATAGAAGACCAATGTCAGGGGAAAAAATAATATTGAGCGATTCAGGATCAATAGAACCATTTTGCCTTGAAGACAGAGATATTGCATGTGCAATAGAACATCTCGATTCTATGGATAGTTATGATCTAATGGTTAAATATTGGAAATATGCTAATAACAATATGGCTCCAATGTCGTATTTAAATTGTATTAGGCAAACATGTGATGATTTAGATTTTACTAGACCTACTTGGGATCCTGAAACTGGATATAATGAATGCGATCCTCCTATTAAAAATCCATATATATATTTCCCTACAACATCAACAAGTGGGTCTAGTGGATCTATTGAACCTATAGTTTGGTATTTCCAAGAAACTATAACTGGAGAATTTAATATTCCTGATAATCGTATAGATGGTTGGGAGGAAGAAAACTTACCTCCATTAAATCCTGATAATACTAGAACTTTTGGAAAACGTGATATAATAAATGTATGGTATTTCAAAAAATTGTTACAACCACAAACTTTTAGAATTGGAGATGAAACAATATATCAGGAAGGGGATGATATACTTGATGAAAATGGGGATCCATATATATTTTTAATAACAGAAGATGAATATCCAAAGTTACAAAATGGATCTGATGACGAACCACAAGATATTCCTTCAGAGTTAGGATGGTTAGCAGATGAGTGATGATAATGAAAAACGAAAGAAATCAAAATCTTTTAAATCAATTGAAGAAATTCTTGGTGTTGAAGGTGAAGATATAGAATTTGATGACGAAGCAACAGAAGAATTAGAAAATAAATTAGAAAATACAAAAAAAGCAGTTAATGAAATGAAGGAAGAGTTTAAACAAATTAAAAACCTTCCTGACGATGATTTTACTAAAACTATTTTGAAACAACTTGTCGAAAAATCAATGACAATGCTTACTGCATTACAATTAGAAATAGAAGATAATCCTACAGGTAGAAGCGTAGAAACTGCTGCTACTATGGTATCTGCCATTAACAGTGTTGTAGATAACTTTAATAAAGTTAAAGTATATAATCAAAAACTATCATTAGAACAAGAGAAATTAGAATTAAGAAAAGTTTCAATGCAAAAAAGAGAAGGTATTGGTTATGATGGTAAAGGTGACACTAATATATTAATGGTAGGAGATACAAATCAAGTATTAGATATGCTAGCATCTAAAGGAATCTTACCATCATCATCCCCTCCATTAAAAGATGCAACAATTGATCCAGGAGAAAAATATGATGATCAAGAAGATCCAACATCCTAAACCAACAATTGAACAGTATGAAGAAATAATAAAATGCATGAAAGATCCTATGTATTTTATTCAAAAATATTTTCATATTATATCTCCAGTTAATGGCGTGGTTAAATATGAAATAATAAATGGACATAAAGAAATTTTAAAAAGTATTTTCGATAAACAAGATACTATTGTATTAGGTCCTAGACAACATGGAAAAACTACTATAGTAATGGGAATGATGTTATGGATGTTATGTTTTCAACAAAATAAATCTATATGCATAGCAAGTTTTACCCACTCCAATTCGGTTAGAATAATGTTGGAAATTCAATCCAAATATGAAAATTTACCTTTATGGATTAAGCCAGAATTAGAAGAATGTTCGAGAAATTGTATATCAGCAAAAAATTATGTAGAACTAACAACTTTATCATTAGGTTCGCCTGTCGCATATTGGACAGGAAGATCCTACGATGTAGTTTGGATTGAAGAACTTCAATTTGTTAAACCTGAATCTTTACTTAAATTATTTAATAGTTATGATTTTCAGGGTAGATTATTACATAATACTCAAACTATATTAACTTCAAGTGCAGGAGATTTTGGTTCATTTTTTCAATGGTTTTGGGAAGATGCTAATAATGGATATAATTCTTTTACCCCAATCGAAATTAAACGGGAAGAACGAATCATATCCAAAAAAGATAAAAAATATTTTATTGAAAAATATGGTTGTGAAAGATTTTCCAGAGATTTTGAAAATAAGTTTTTAATTCCATATGATCAAACTTCAGGTGAGTTTGTAACTGAACCAAATTTAAAACAGTTATGGAAATGGAATTGTATAAAAGATGAATATCGTAAAGGTATTTTTAAAAATATTTTTAGGTCTTGAAAATAAATCGTTTGTAACCACAATTATAAACTCGAATTAAATCAGTTTCAAAATCAATTATTTCGAATTCTGTTTTGTTTTCGATGTCAAATCCCATTTCTTTTAATCTATCTTTCCTATAGTTAAATCTATGTTCTCTCATACCTATAGAAGGATTATAATAGAAATAAGAAGGTGGAGATATTCCATCCAAATGGAATCCTGTTTTTTCGTATAAATTTCCAGAGGACCAACATCTATCAGCATATGTAACTATAGTTTTGTTAGGATTCGATTTGGAAAATTTAGATAATAACTTACTAAATCCTCCTACTACATTAGAGGATTTTTCTGACGCATATCTAACTAATTCTACATCATATTTTTCTTTATTTCTGTTTGAAGAAAATGACATCATGGCTACATATTTGTTGTTATATTTTAATCCTAAAGTTTTTATATTTTTTACATATCCTTGTTGGTGATTATTTTGATAAAACTCTATTTGATCATTAATATTAACTGATTCTATAATTTCACATTTCCTTGCGAATATTCTATTTTCTATTAACCCTAACAAATTAATAATTTTGTTTTTTATAAGAGATTTTTTTGTTTTCCATTCATCCTCAAAAATATGAATTAATTTAATACCTTTAGATTCACATTCTTCAGTTTTTTCTAAATGATATGTTTTTGATTTCTTCTTATCACTGTGCCAATATATCCCATTATATTCTATTGCCAGGTTAGCTTCAGGGATAAAAATATCTATTTCTTTAGAAATCAAATTTCTTACATTTCTTTTGACGGTTAAATTAGTTTCTTCTTCAATGAATTTTGCAATTTCATTTTCTCCAAATGAAATAATTTTTATATCACAAATAGGAAAACAATTAGTACATATCGTTATTCCATATTTTAATCTTGTATAAACAAGTTTAGTATTTATTTCAGTTTTTTTATTACATTTGTTACATTTAATTTTTAATTTTTGGGAATCTAAAGATAATATTTCTATTTCTTGATCATTTAATTTATTTTTATAAAATTCTATTTTATTTTTTGCTTTAATATCAAAATGTTTTTTTGAAATATCAATATTTTGCATAGGATTTTCAACCCCGTAATTTTCCATACATGTTTTTCTATGTTTTTCCCTATTAGTATAGTGCTCAACCCCGTAATTTTCCATACATGTTTTTCTATGTTTTTCCCTATTAGTATA